ATGAACCGCAGGATGTTGTGGGCACTGCTGATCGAAGCCATCGGGACAGTGGTGTTTAACGTAGGATGGTGGATGGACTGGCCGCCAATGGTGCTTTTTGGCGTACTGCTGGCAGTTACCGGGCTGGACCTGTGGGATGAAAAATAAGGAGGAAAACAAGATGAAGTACAACACGCTGCGGATCATCCGCCAGCTGATGGAGCACGAGCTGGTAGTGGCAGAACAGCAGATTGACCTGCTGAACGAGGAACTGAAGCGGCTGGACCCGGACGGGCTGCTGCCGGAGACCGACGCCCGGGTGAGGGTGCGGAAAGCTGCAAGGGACCGGAGATACGAGATGGAATGTGCGCTGAAGGACTTTGACGCACAGGACTGGAAGTAAGGAGGACAAGGACATGAATGCAGAGGCAAGAGAGGACTTGCGGCAGATGCTGCTGGAGCAGCTAGACGTAGAGCGGAGCGAGTACGATGGGGCCCAGGATGCCCTGAGGGCTATGGACCCGGACAAGGTGCTGGACGAAGGCTATGTGCAGGTGGCGAACCGCAACCGGGCCGCAGAGCGGATCCAGAAGCTGAAGAATGCCATGGCGGAGCTGGAGTACCTGCACCAGGCCAAGGAGACGTCCCCGGAAGAGACGACCCCGGAGCTGGCCTTTCTGGACAGCACCAGGTGCCTGCTGGAGGCCGGGGCCAACATGGCCAACGAGGGCAAGAGGTTGTGCCGGAAGCTCCGGGCGGAGCTGGACCGGGAGGACAGCGACGCCGAGTGTGTGGCCCTGGAAGTGGAGAAGATGATGGACCGCTTGAACTGCATCATGAACATGGTGCTGGAACAGGAGGGGGTGTTGGAAATATGACCGCTCGGTACATGATCTACCTGCCAGCGGATGCCCCGGGCCGCCTGATCCGGTGCAACGACGGAGACACCTGCAAGCTGGAGACGCTCCAGCAACTGGTGGGCGGGCTGATCGAGACGGCAGACAGCTGCCTGGAACCGGACTGGGCACGGGAGCCGGTGGACAGCATCAAGCTGATCGTGAACGAGGAAGGCCTGTTGCAGGAGCTGCCGATAAACTGGAAGGCGATGGAGCTGTACCAGTACGGCTATATGAGCGGCATCGTGGGAACAGCAGTGCTGGCGGCTGCACGCGGGGATGAGCTGATCGGCTTTGCAAAGCCGGTGTGCGAGACCATCTGCGAGGAGTTTGGGATTGATATGGAGGATGGCATATGGAACGACTGACATCCCCCCGGTGCAGCGGCATCAAGGAGGGGTATTGGAGCACTGCCAAAAAGGACGAGCTGGTGCAGCGTCTGGGCCAGTACGAGGACACGGGCCTTACCCCGGAGGAGGTGCGGCAACTGAGCCGCAAGGACAACCGGTTCCAGACCTTTAACCCGGACTAAGGAGGCGAAGAGGATGACCGACCGGAACAATGCCCCGGCGGGGCGGCTGGTGCCGACCGGGGAGAAGCCCACCGAGACCGGACGGCCGATGCTGCTGAGCAGCAAGTGGATGGTGGAGGCCGCAGGTGCGATGTGCGACGAGCTGATCACGACGTGCAAGCAGCTGATGGACCGGTTGGACAAAGAGGACAGCGACTGTGTGTATATGGCGCAGGATGCGCGGTGCGCGGCCGAACGGCTGCAGCGGGTGCTGCAGACCATCACAGAGCAGGAGGAGTGACGGATGCGGGAAGCGAAGATCCGGGGGACCTTTATGCAGATCCCATACTGGAGGCTGCGGGCGCGGTTCCGGGCCTGCGGGTACCGGGACAAGGAAGTGGCGGCGGGCGTCGGGATGTCGGCGTATGCACTCTCCAGCCGGTTGAACGGCCGCCAGCGGTGGCAGAGTGACGAGATCGAGGCGGTGTGTGAGCTGCTGGAGATCGGGCAGGAAGAGATCGGGGAGCTGTTCTTCCCGGAGGTAGAGCAAAACAAAAAGCCCGCCGGTGCTGAGAACACCGGCGGGCTCCGAGTGAAAGCGATCTGACAAGAGCCGCTATCACCAGAAGTATAACGCAAACGGAGGTATTTTGCAATGAAAATCAAATCGACAGTATGGCACTGGCTGGCGGCCGGGAGCCTTTGCGCCGGGCTGCTGTGTGGCATGGGGCTGGAAGGCAATGCCCAGGTGGGGGCACCCATCACGGACGGGCAGTTTGTGACGGCCATGGTACTGGTGCTGGCGGCCGTGCTTTTTATGCGGCTGGGCTTTGCGGCCCAGGAGCAGGAGGAAAAGGCCGGACACCGGGCGCACCGGCAGCCGGAGAACACCGTGAAAGCCGGAAAGCGGAAGGTGGGGTGAGCAGGATGCGTTACCGTGTGCACATTGAGATGAGCCGGGACGGCTACCCGCTGCGGCTGCAGACGGCCTTGCTGGTGGGCGGCAGCAGCCAGGGCGTGGCCAAAGCCAGAGCGCTGGAGCTGGCACGGGAGCAGCACCCGGAGTGCGACGACTTCCGGGTGTACCATGTGGAGGAGATCGGAAAATGCAGGAAGGAGCTGTGAAAGGCCCGGTGATGCGGGCCTCGGCAAAAACGCTGCAGATGACGGTGGATCATCTGGGCGAAGAGCTGGTGTATGAAGTGCAGAGCGCACTGAAAGCCGTGAACGAGATGCCCGGCGGGCTGCAGGAAGCCGCCGTGAAAGGCCTGTGCGAAAAGCTGGAAGAGGCAAGGGCACTGGTGTTCAGCTGGGCGAACGACCACGGGGAACCGTGAAGAGAAAAGGAGCAGAACTATGAAGGGTACGATCGAGATCACGGTGAGGACGGTGCCGGGCGGAAAAGTCCTGACCAACGTAAAAGGAAAAGAATGCAGCGAGAAAGATGTTTTGGAGGTGCTGACGGCGGGATTTTGCGGGATGGTGGCAAGCGGCCTGCGAGATGTGCCGCAGCGGCTGCGCGGACAGTGCTGCAAAGAATTTGGGAAGATGATGGAGGACACGCTGCTGGTTCTGTTGAACGGAGAGGCAAAGGCGGCGCAGCGGTTTGAGGGCAAAGAGGCGGCATTTATGACGGAGCTGCTGACGCGGCAGGGAGAGGAGCGGGACGAATGACACTGGAGGAGTACCGGCAGCAGCTGGACGAGGCGCTGGAAGAGCTGGACTGGCACGACCCGCGCAGCAAGGAGAGCAGTGCACACAAGGTGCTGGCGGCTGCCTCGGTGGACAAGAGCCTGAGCCTGGACGAGTGGATGCAGCTGTATGAGAGATACCGGAAGGCGGTGAAGAGGCTGTGAGCAAAAGCAAGTTGAGCCTGGAGGACAGCATCACGCTGGCGCAGAACAACGCCATTGATTTTACCCACGCATGCGTGACCATTGCCCTGAACGAAAAATTTGGCATTGGCAAAGAACGGCAGAAAAAAGTGAACGCGGTGCGGGACGAAGTGAACGGCAAGGTGCAGGAGATCATGACCCGACCGGCAAGCCGGAAGCACGAGCCGCTGCGGAAGGCGGAAGCCTGGATGCACAGCCAGATGCCGGAGGGCACGGTGTGGGAGCTGCACATCCCGATGGCCAAAGGCCGGGCAAGGTCGCATAAAGAGTGGAAAATGCAGGGAGCCGTGGACAGCGCGGCCACACTGGAGTGGAGGGTGTGCGCCATTGCCTGCGCCGAGGTGCTGGGCTTTGGTGCGGAGCGGCTGAACCGCCTGCACGAAGAAGTGCTGGCGAATTACCGGCAGCTGAACCAGTGGGTGCTGGAGGAAGGCGTGGACGTGGCCATGGAGTGGTTCCGACGGTCGTGCACCAGCGCGTACAAGACCGACGTGGAGGTGCTGGACCGGCCGGACCAGAAAGAGATCTGGGGCTACCGGATGCATGAGGAGCAGGCCATGCGGGAGATGCTCACCCGGCAGGTGCGGAACGAGGTGCGACGGATGTGCGCGCCGAAAGCGCTGCCGCTGGCACCGGCCGAGGTGGAAAAGCGCATCCAGACCGCGCTGCAGTACGGCACACCGGACAGCTGGCAAAGGAGACGGACGAGATGACACTGACGGAGGCAATGCAGTACCGGGGCCTGACGGCGTGGAAGCTGGCGGAGCGGACGGGTGTGAAAACGCAGACGGCGAAGAAGTGGACGGAGCCCGGCGGGACACGGAAAATCACGGTGGAGCGGCTGCGGCAGATCACGGAGATCCTGGACGGCGGGGCGCTGATCACCGAGGACGGCGTGGAGTTTGAACTGTACGGAGGAAAAGTATGAGCAAGGACAAGAGAAAGATCACGCGCAAGCGGTTTTGCGGGCTGATGGCAGCAAAAAGCGGCTTGCAGGTGCAGGAGATACGGGACATGGTGCGGCGAGATGTGGTGACACCGACACTGCGGGAGCAGGAGCTGCGGCAGACCGAGAAGCACCGAAAGGAGACCACCGCGTGAAGTACCTGTACAGCGTGTATGACGCAAAGACCGGGGAGCTGGCCTACAAGGGCAAGGCGGGACAGCTGGTAGCGGATGGCGTTTTTTCACGGAGCGATGACGTGAGCCGCCTGTGGGCCAAGCAGCACCTGAAGGGCATCCGGCCCCGAAAATGGAAGGTGGAGCGGGAAGAGATCCGGCCGGTGGCAAAAAAGACAGCGCCGCCCGGCGGGACGACCCGGAAGGTGTGGGTGTACCGGATGACGGACGCCGACGGCCGGGTGGTGTGCGAAGGCACCGCGGTGGAGCTGGTGGAAAAAGGCTTTTTTATCCGGGCAGAGGACGCACCGAATGCCCACCGAGCCGGGCACAATAAGCGCCTGGGCGTGACGTGTGTGGAGCGCCGGAAAGAGGAGCGTCCGATCCGGATCCCGAAAGGAGCGGACCGGAAGAAGCGGGAAGGCTTTTCGGAGCTGAAGAACGTGAGTGCGAAAGAGCCGGAAAAGACGGAGATGGATGCGCTGCAGGAAGATGTACATGCGCTGTGCCGCTACAATGCGGCGGCACGGAAATGGGGCCGCAAAGAGCTGAGCTATGGCTACTGGGCGGCGGCCGGGAAACCGGAGGTGCCGGTATGACCGAGTGGTGCTGCAAGCCGGACTGCCCAGGGAGATCCCCGACGTGCCATGACCGGTGCGAAAAGTACCGGGAGTGGAAAGGCCGGCTGAAAACCGAGAAGGAGTACACCAAAAACGCGATCTACCGGGACAAGGTGAACCGGGGCGATTACGAAAAAGAAGGCTGGATGGCCCACAAGGGACAGCGGAGCAGAAGAAGAAAATGAACAGGAAAAGCCCTCCGGCAATTACGCCGGAGGGCTTTGGTGACGGGACGGGCATAAAGTTTGCCGGGTGCTGTCAGAAGCTGGCGGCAGGCGGGAGCCTTTATCAAAGTATATAATATACCTTTTATTTTTATAAGCGTCCGGGCGGGCGTTGGGGAGCTAGTATACCCGTTATTTCTACGACGGTGGGGACTAAAGAAGAGAAATAAACGCCGGGCCCTGACCGGTAGAAGAGGTACACCATGACGAAGAACTGGATCCGGGAAAAGAAGTACAAGTGCAGTGACGAGTACATGACCGTGAGCGTCTATGCTGTGACGGAGCAGGAGCACCGGAACCGAGGCAAGAAGCGCAGGGAAAGCAGCCGGAGCCAGAAGGAGCGCAACAAGCACGCCAGCATGCGCCGGTACCAGCGCAAAGTGCTGGCGAACTTTGACAGAGAGGGATTTTTCCTGACGGGCACCTACGAGGAAGAGTACTTACCGGAGGGCTTTGCGGCCTGCCGAAAGGACGTGGAGAACTACAAGCGGCGGGTGGTGCTGGCGACGGTGAAGCGCTTTGGCGTGCGGGCAGATCAGATCCGGATGATGCTGTGGGCGGTGCGCAAGGGGGAAAAAGGCCGACTGCACATGCACGGCTTTGCCCAGTGCCGCGCCCTGAACCGGGACCAGCGGAGAGAGTGGCGCGAGATGCTGGAGGACTTATGGCGGCGGCGGGTGCCGGGCACGAGCGAATATGAGCCGCTTGGCACCATGAACGCGGACCGTATCGACATGAAGAAGATCCTGGGCATAGACGGACAGGGGAAAAACGGCACGGTGGGGTACATCTACGGGCACAAAGAGCACAGCTGCATCGAGACGCGGAACCTGAAACTGCCGGAAGAGCTGCAGGCGGCCGACACCAAGTGGAGCCGGAGACAGCTGCGGCAAGGCTGCGCCGAGCGCGCGGAGGATCCATCCTGGTGGGAGCAGCGCTTCCCCGGCTGGGAGGTGGTGCAGGTGATGGTGTACGACCCGCAGCAGCTGCACGAGACCGACCGACCACGGCCAGACGGCTGGGAGAGCACCGACCCGCAGGCGTATCTGATCCTGCGGAGGCGGGAGTTTGCGAAAGTTCGCACCTGACAGATAAAAAAATTTAATTATATTTACATATTGCGCGCGAAACGCGGAAAAACGCTGAATTTGCGCGCAAATCAGCGCAAAAGCGCGCGGAAAGGCGGGGCACGGGTGACAAAACAGCAGAAAAAGGACGTGCGGAAAGGACTGCGGCGATATGGCAGGGCGATGGAAGCGGCCGAAGGCACCCCGGACGAGCTGACGCAGGCCTGGGGCCGGGTGATCGGGCAGGCGCTGGACTACTATGCCGAGGCGGACCCGGTGTGCGCGGGGATCCTTGTGCGGCGGTACATGGCCGGAGAAAAAGAGTGGGACGTGGTGGAGGCGCTGCACATCGGGCGGACGACCTACTACCGCAAGGAGCTGGAGGCGTTGAGCACGGTGGGACTTTTTGCCGCACGGGAGGGGCTGATGTAGCCATGCCCATACAGGAGCATGGGACAGGCTGGGTGCGATGCATCCGGCCTGTTTATGCTGCAACATAGCAAACCGCGCGCTGAAAAGTGCGCGGTTTTTTTATTGCGGACCCGGACGGTAGACTGGGAGCCAAAGCACGGAGGGAGGACCGGGGATGGCAAAGCGGAGATACTGCAAAAACACCGTGCCCGGGAAGCAGGGCCGGGGCAAAAAGTACCCGGCGGCTGTGCGTGCCGAAGTGGTGATGGCCATGATCGGCTCCAACTCCATCTGCGCAGTGGCGCGCAGGTACGGCGTGCCGGAGAGCACAATCCGCAGCTGGATGGCCGAGGAGGCCGGAAAGCCGGACGGAGTATTTGCAGCAGCGCGGGCCGAGGCGGCGCGGGAGATCGCGGCGCGGGCGGCTGTGGGCGCAAAGGCCCAGGTGAGCTACCTGCAGCAGAGGGTGGCGGAAAACCAGAGGGCGGCAGAGATCCGGCAGCGGCTGCAGCAGCGTTTGGACGAGGATGCCAGGGCCAGGAAGTACACGGTGGGGGCCTTGCTCAAGAGCCAGGAGGAGGAGCTGGCGGACGCCACGGAGACCGGGATGGTGGTATACAGCCAGCCAGGCAGCTACGACCGGGAGCTGGACGAGGCGCAGCGGAAGGAGCTGGAGGCACAGCTGGAGCGGTACGATGCCCAGGTGATGAGTGACCGGGACGCGGCGAACGTTGCGGCGGTGCTGCTGACGGCAGCGGCCAGCGCAGCACAGCTTGCGCCGAGGGACGAGACCGACAGCAGCCAGAGCGCCCCGGCGGTGCTGGTGGAACCGAAGAGCAGCGAGGCAGAGACCGAGGTGGTACTGGACGGAACGGTTTAAAGGCAGACCCATCGTATGGCGGCCGCAGCCGAGACAGGCGGCCTTTATGGCCCGCAGCGAGGACGAGGCACTGTACGGCGGCGCGGCGGGCGGCGGGAAGAGCGACGCGCTGGTGATCGAGGCGCTGCGGCAGGTGGAGATCCCACACTACCGGGCACTGATCCTGCGCAAGACCTACCCGCAGCTGAGTGAGCTGATCGACAAGACCATGCGCTATTACAGGCCGGTGTTCCCGAAAGCAAAATACAACAGCTCCAGCCACACATGGACCTTCCCCAGCGGGGCAAAGATCACCTTTGGCTCTATGTTCCGGGCACAGGACAAATACAACTATCAGGGCAAAGCCTTTGATTTTATCGGGGTGGACGAGCTGACCCACTTTACCTGGGAAGAGTACAGCTATGTGATGAGCCGCAACCGCCCCACCGGGCCGGGCACGCAGGTGTACATCCGGGCCACGGCAAACCCCGGCGGCATCGGGCACGGATGGGTGAAGGCGCGGTTCATCACACCGGCACCGCCGGGCACCCGGATGGTGCAGCTGGTGGACGTGAAGAAGCCGGACGGTACCTGCGAAAAGCTGCGGCGCACCCGCATTTTTATCCCCAGCACGGTGTTCGACAACAAAAAGCTGCTGGAAAACGACCCAGGCTACCTGGGCACGCTGGCCAGTTTGCCGGAGGCGGACAGGAATGCGCTGCTGTACGGAGACTGGGACAGCTTTAGCGGGCAGGTGTTCACCGAATGGCGCAACGACCCGACCCACTACGAGGACCAGAGATGGACCCACGTCATCAAGCCGTTCCGCATCCCGGCGCACTGGAAGATCTGGCGCGGGTACGACTTTGGCTATGCAAAGCCGTTTTCGGTGGGATGGTACGCGGCGGACGAAGAGGGCAGGCTGTACCGCATCAAGGAGCTGTACGGCTGCACCGGGACGCCCAACGAGGGAACGAAAGTCAACCCGGTGGAGCAGGCGCGGATGATCAAAGAGGCGGAGGAAAACGACCCGAACCTGAAAGGCAGGCACATCCAGGGCGTGGCCGACCCGGCCATTTTTAACGAGAGCCAGGGCGAGAGCATTGCGCAGATGCAGGAAAAGCACCCGAACTACATCTTCTGGACACCGGGCGACCACACGCGGCTGGCGGGCAAGATGCAGTTCCACTACCGGCTGGCCTTTGATGCGGAGGGCCGGCCGATGTTCCAGGTGTTTGACACCTGCAGACACTTCATCCGCACCATCCCGAACCTGGTATATGACGAGAGCAACGTGGAGGACATTGACACCACACAGGAGGATCACATCTACGACGAGTGCCGGTATGTGCTGATGGAGAACCCCATCAGCCCGCGCAAGACCGAGCAGGTGCCGGTGCTGCAGGATGACCCGCTGGACATGGACGTGCGCAAGAGCCCCACAAGGGTGATGAGGATTTGAGACGATGACGATGGACGAGAAAGAGCTGCTGCGACAGCTGTCGGAGCGATACCCACCACAGGAAGAGAGCGGCCAGCAGATGCCGGACTGGATGATGCAGGGCGGACAGCCTGCGCAGATGCCGATGGGCATGCAGCTGCTTCCGGCACGGCCGGAGGGAGCGATGCCGGGAACCGGATTCCCTCAGTCTGCTGGCGCAGACAGCTCCCTCGGGGAGGGAGCCTTTGACGAAGCGGAAGCGATCGGTGAGGACGAGGTGCGGAAGGCAAACGACCTGCTGCAGAAGTACAAGGCGGGCAAAGCCGCACTGGACAAACGCATCATCGAAAACGAGCTGTGGTTCCGCATGGGACACTGGAAGAACTACCAGAACAAGATGATGGCGGGCAAGCCCACGCCAAGCAGCGGGTGGCTGTTCAACAGCATTGCCAACAAGCACGCCGACGCCATGGACAACTACCCGGAGCCGAACGTGCTGCCGCGTGCAGCGGACGACGAGGAGACTGCCAAGGTGCTGTCGAAGATCCTGCCCACGGTGCTGGAGCAGTGCGACTACGAGACAGCCTACAGCGACACCTGGTGGCGCAAGCTCAAGACCGGCACCGGCGTGAAGGGCGTGTTCTGGGACCCGGCGGCGCGGGGCGGGCTGGGCGAGATCAGCATCAAGAGCATCAACATTCTGATGCTGTACTGGGAGCCGGGCGTGGAGGACGTGCAGGACAGCCCGAACCTGTTCAGCCTGAGCCTGGCCAACAACGACCAGCTGGAAAGCCAGTACCCACAGCTCAAGGGACACACCGGCCACAGCCTGGACGTGGCAAAGTACGTCCACGACGACAGCCTGGACACCAGCGACAAGAGCGTGGTGGTGGACTGGTACTACAAAAAGGCTCTGCCCGGCGGACAGACGGTGCTGCACTACTGCAAGTACTGCAACGGCGTGGTGCTGTATGCCAGCGAGAACAACCCGGCCATGAAGGATCGGGGCTTTTACGACCACGGGAACTACCCCTTTGTGTTCGACCCGCTGTTCCGGGAAGAGGACAGCCCGGCGGGCTTTGGGTACATCGACGTGATGAAGGACACCCAGACCGCCATTGACGAGATGAACCACGCCATGGACGAGAACGTGAAGCTGGCCGCGAAGCAGCGGTATGTGCTGAGCGACACGGCAGGCGTGAACGAGGAAGAGCTGGCAGACTTTGGCCGGGACATCGTGCATGTGGTGGGACGGCTGACGGATGACAACTTCCGGCCGCTGCAGGTGAGTGGGCTGCAGGGCAACCTGATCACCTACCGGGATGACCGGGTGAGCGAACTGAAGGAGATATCCGGCAACCGGGACGTGAGCCAGGGCGGAACCACCAGCGGCCTTACGGCAGCCAGCGCTATCGCGGCGCTGCAGGAGGCCGGAAGCAAGCTGAGCCGGGATATGCTGAAGAGCGCATACCGGGCCTTTGCAAAAGAGTGCTACCTGGTGATCGAGCTGATGCGGCAGTTTTACGACGAGCAGCGGGTGTACCGCATCACCGGCGAAAGCGGCGGCACGGAGTATGTGCCTTTTAGCAACGCGGCACTGCAGGCGCAGCCCGGCGGCATGGTGGGCGGTGTGCAGCTGGGCGACCACGAGCCGGTGTTTGACATCACGGTGACGGCGGCAAAGAAGAGCACCTTCAGCCGCCTTAGCCAGAACGAGACGGCGAAAGAGTGCTACCAGCTGGGATTTTTTGCACCGGCGAACGCGGACGCCGCGCTGGCGGCGCTGGACATGATGGACTTTGAAGGCATCGAAAAGGTGCGGGAGCGGGTGAGCCAGAACGGCACGCTGTACCAGCAATTGCAGCAGATGGCCCAGCAGCTGCAGAAGATGGCGGCAATCATCGACCGGCAGAACGGCACCAACGTGAGTGCGGCGGCCAGCGCGGCCGGGCAGGCGGCAGCAGGCAGCGGGGGCGGAAGCGGAGGAAAGACCGCAGCGGCCAGCACTCTGAACAGCCTGGGCGGCGTGGTGGGCGACAGAAGCGGGAGCCTTTCCAGCCAGGCGGCGAAGCGGGCCATGGATGTGAACAACCCGAACAAGGAATAAGGCTGCCATGAGCAGCATGATGTGCGCTGCGGCGCAATAAAAGAACGGAGGAAAACCGGATGATCAAAGCAACGGTAATGCGGACGATGTGGAATGCGGGCAGGACGCAATACACAGTGAAAGCAGAAGGCCACGCGGGCGCAGGCAAGTACGGCAGCGACATTGTGTGCGCGGCCGTGAGCGTGCTGATGCAGACGCTGGCAAACGAGGTGGAGGAAGCTGCACGGGCCGGGGCGCTGACACTGGGTGTTGTGGCCCATGGCGACGGATGGATGAAGGTGGAAGTGACGCCGACCGACAGCATCTGCAATACGATGGAAGCCTGGGTGGAGTTTGTACAGGACGGACTGGACGCCATCGCCCAGAGCTACCCGGACAATGTGCAGCTGGAGATGCACACGGTCTATGCAGACACGGACGCGCCGGACGAGGAAGAGTCACTGGACGTGGCAGACGGAAAGCTGAATTTGCAGTTGTTTGCAGAGGGCGCTGCCGCTTCCGGTTCTGCGGCGGCGGGCGGCGATGCTGCAGGAGAGGGCACGGCGGAGATCACCGGGCCGGAACTGCGGCCGGCACAGGAGCGGCTGGCAAAGCGCAGCCGACCGGGCAGAGCGGTGAAGGCCGCACCGGCACCGTCCGCCGACGGCGGCGCGGACGCCGGAACTCCCCAAAAGGGGGAGCCGAGTAAAGAGGAAGCACCCGGCGAAGAGAAGCCCGAGACGCAGCAGGGACAGCCCGAGCAGGAGCCAAAGCCGACGGACCCGGCGGAAAAGCGCAAGGCCTTTGGGCAGCTGATGCAGGGCGAGTACGCAGCCGAGTTTGAAGAGGCACTGCAGCGGGCGTCGGAGATGGCCGTGCAGAACGTGCTGGACAACCCGGCGGTGAAGGGGCTGATGGACGCGCTGGGCGAGGCGTATGGCATCGACGTGCAGAGCGCGGACAACCTGGCTGCCCTGACCGAGGCCGTGAAGAACGGGAAGGTGAAGAACGACGAGTACTATGAGACGCTGGCAGCGGAGCGCGGCATCAGCGTAAAGACCGCGCGGGAAATGGACCGGATGGAAAGCGAGCTGCAGCGGGCGAACGCCGAGAAGCAGCGGGCCGAACAGGTCCGGCAGGCGGCCGAGCACCAGCAGCGTGCGGCGGCCGTGCGGGCCCAGTGGGAAGCGGAAGCGGCCCGGCTGAAGGTAAAGTACCCGGCGTTTGAGCTGGACAAGGTGCTGAACAACCCCAGCGTGGCGGACATGATCCGGCGCGGCATCGGGCTGGAAGCGGCGTACCGGGCCGCCTACTTTGACCAGCTGATGGAGGCAAGCACGGCACGCACGGCCCAGCAGGTGGAGCAGGGCGTGACGGCGCGGATCCAGCAGAGGGCACAGCGGCCGGCCGAGAACGGGGCGCACCCCGGCGGCGCGGCCGAGATGAAGGTGGACGTGGCGCACATGACCGCCAAGCAGCGGGCCGAGCTGGCAAAGCGGGCACGGCGCGGAGAGCGCATCGTGCTGTGAGAGATTTCCCACGCAGAGGGCGTGAGAAGATAAAAACCTTGAAGGAGGACAAACAGATGAGCAAAAAGAGACTGGATCTGCAGATGTTTGCGGATGCAAGCGCACAGCTGCAGAATACCACCGCAACCGGCGGCATGACCGCCGAGATGAAGACCTACTACGAAAAGACCCTGCTGGATCTGGCAGAGCCTGCGCTGGTGCATGACCAGTTCGGCGACAGCTACCCGATCCCGGCGAACAACGGCAAGACCATTGAGTTCCGCCGGTACGACAGCCTGCCGAAGGCCACCACCCCGCTGACCGAAGGCGTGACCCCGACCGGCCAGACCCTGAACGTGACCACCATCACCGCCGAGGTGCACCAGTACGGCGGCTGGGTGGCCCTGACCGACATGCTGGACCTGACCGCCATTGACAACAACGTGGTGCAGGCCACCAACATTCTGGCCAGCCAGGGCGGCCGCACCATGGACACCGTGGTGCGCGACATCCTGAACGGCGGCACGAACGTGATTTACGCGCCCAAGGTGGCGGACGGCGTGGAGACTGCCGTGACCAGCCGCGCAACGCTGGACGCCACCGCACAGCTGACCGTGGACCTGATCGACCAGGCGGTGGCCATGCTGCAGGCCCAGAACGCAGACCCCATCGGCGACAGCTATGTGGCCATTGTGCACCCGCACACCAGCTACGATATCCGCAAGGACCCGAACTGGATCGAGGCGCACAAGTATGCGGCACCGGAGGAGATCTTCAACGGCGAGATCGGCAAGATCAACAACGTGCGCTTTGTGGTGTCCAGCGAGGCAAAGATCTGGAAGGGCACCGGCTGCCCGAGCGGCCTGGCGGTGTTCAGCACCCTGGTGCTGGGTGCCCACGCCTACGCCACCACCGAACTGGAGGGCGGCGGCATGCAGCACATCGTGAAGCAGCTGGGCTACGGCGATGACCCGCTGAACCAGCGCGCGTCCGTGGGCTGGAAGGCTGTGAAGACCGCCGAGCGCCTGAGCGAGCAGTACATGGTGCGCATTGAGAGCTGCAGCGCACGCTACAGCGCCAAGGCACTGGCAAACTAAGAAAATCAAGGAGGTACGACGATGGCAGTAAAAAAGACTGAGACGGCCGTGCAGGACACCGAGGCCGCAAAGAAGGACACCATGGACACTCTGGAGAAGGACACCGAGGTGATCCACCTGTTTAAAGACAGCCAGCGCTATAAGGCGCCTGTGTTTGTGGGCGTGAACGGCGAGACCTACCTGATTCAGCGCGGCGTGGACGTGGAGGTGCCGAAGGCGGTGGCCGAGGTGCTGCGCCACAGCGAAGAGATGGACAACGCGGCCATGGCCCGCATTGCCGAAGCAGAGGCGGCAGCCGTGCAGCAGGCACAGCGCGTGTAACAAAAGAGACAGAGGACCCCGGTACAGCGGCACATGGCTGTGCCGGGGCCTTTTGATTTGGAAGGAGAAGATGACGAGATGACGGCGGGACAGGCCATGGAGCAGGCCGACGAGATGCGGCCGAACAATGAATTTTCGGACAGTCTGAAACAGAGCTGGCTGCGGCAGTGCGACAGCCGCCTGCGCGGGAGCGTGGTGGAGCGCAGCGAGACGGTGGACTTTGACGACGTGGGCGCGGACACGGCATGGGCCGAAGGCCTTGCCTACGACACCGAGCTGCTGGGCCCGGAGCAGTTTGCACCCCTGTATGTGCATTGGCTGTGTGCGCAGATGGACCTTGCCCTGGGCGAGGTGGCACGGGCGGCCAACGAGATGCAGCTGTACAGCGACTATGTGCAGGAGTTTGCCGCATGGATGCGCAGGCGCTATGCCCCGGCGGGCGGTGTGCAGTGGAGGTACTGAGATGACGGACGGGCGAAACCTGAACATCTTGCAGAGCGGGCGGCAGATGCTGCGGGCCTTTGGCGGGATGAACGAGACCTACGGGTGCAGCGAGGCGGAGCTGAGCAGCAGCCTGAATTTTTCCGGCCGGGGGTACCCGGCTTTGCAGACGCGGGCGACCCGCAAAAAAGTGCGGGAGGTACAGGACGTGAACGGCATGTACCACCTGAACGGGCTGGTGATCTGCCGGGGAACCACGCTGGAGTACACCCCGGACGCCGACGAGAGCCGGGCTGGGGCGGTGGTGCTGGAAAACGCGCTGACCGACAACGAGAAGGCCATGACCGGCATGGGCACGAAGGTGCTGATCTGGCCGGACAAGAAGGCCTTTGACACGGTGAGCGGGGAGCTGACGGACCTTGCGGCGGCGTGGACGCTGGGCGGAGGGACCATGACCGTGACCCCCTGCGACGGCGAGGGCAGGACCTACACGCCGGACGGGGTGGGCACGACCGAGCCGGAGAGCCCGGCGGACGGGCGGCTGTTTTTGAAGGGGGACGCCGAGAGCCCTTACGGCGCGGGCAGCGTACTGCTGAAGTACAGCGCGAAGAACAAGAAGTGGAGCGAGATCCTGCTGACGAGCCTGCGGCTGCACTGCCCGGGCCTTGGCAGCGTGCTGAAGGAAGGCGACACCGTGACGGTGAGCGGGATGCCGGGCACCGTATGCAGTGCGGCGGCGGCTGGGCTGAACGGCGAGGTGAGCATCAGCACACTGGACGGGGACGACGTGATCACGACGCTGGCCGTGCCGGAGGACAGCACCCGGTACTATGGCAGCTGGACCGTGACGGCCACCGGCACCAGCTGGCGAAGCGCCGACGGCAAGGTGACCGAGAACGAAGCGGCCGCAGCGCCGGTGAAGCTGGAACGGCGGGTGCCGGATCTGGACTTTGTGACCGAGCAGGGCAACCGGGTGTGGGGATGCAGCCGGGAGGAAAACAGCATTTATGCCTGTGCCCTGGGCGACCCCACCAACTGGTACAGCTACCGGGGCATTGCGTCGGACAGCTACGCGGTGAGCGTGGGCAGCGACGGCGCGTTTACCGGGGCGGCCAGCTGCCTGGGGTACCTGCTGTTTTTTAAGGAAAACTGCATCCACAAGCTGTACGGCTCGAAGCCAAGCGACTACCAGATGAGCAGTGTGCGGTGCCGGGGCGTGGCGGCAAATGCGGCAAAGAGCCTGTGCGTGATCGCGGAGACACTGTATTATCTGTCGCCGGACGGGGTGATGGCGTGGAGCGGAAGCCTGCCTGCCAAGGTGAGCGGCGCGCTGGACACCGGGAAGCTGACGGCGGTGGAACGGGCCGTGGGCGGGCAGCTGGATGCGCGGTACTACCTGTACCTGCACCGGAAAACGGACACGGGCAGCGGGCGGCTGCTGGTGTACGACACCGAGCGGGGCCTGTGGCAGGAGGAGAGCGCGGCGGGCACCGGGATGGTGAGTACCGGCCAGCAGCTGTACCTGTGGGACGGCAATGCCCTGTGGGCGGCCGACCCGGAGCGGGAAGTGAGCGGCGAGGACGAGACGGGGCTGAAATTTGAGGCCGTGACCGGAGACATCGGCCTTGCCGTGCCGGACGACAAGTACATCAGCCGGGTCACGCTGCGCATGGATGCACTGGCCCACACGGTGCTGACCGTGGCGGTGAGCTACGACGGCGGGGACTGGGAGACGGTGAGCAGCTGTGCGGTGACGAGGGACCACCAGCGGGTGAACCTGCCCTTCGTGCCCCGGCGGCACGACACCATGCGGCTGAGATTTGCAGGCACCGGACAGATGGTGCTGCGGAGCATGGCCTTTACGTTTGCGGATGCAGCAGGGGCAAGGGTGAGCGGCGCGGTGCCGAGACGATGAAAGGAGAAGACAATGGCAAGCATTGCGGGACTGGCGGGCATCGGCCTGCCGAGCTTCAGCGACCAGATGCCGGAGGCGGACGCGCGGGCGCTGACGAACTACCTGTACCAGCTGAACGAGCAGCTGACCTATGTGCTGACCAACCTTAGCAGCGAGAACATGAGCGAGGATTATCTGAGCGGAAAGGAGAGCTGAAGATGAGCAGACTGAGCAACGCGCGGAGCGAGCTGGAGCGCTTTGAACAGACGAAACCGGCCGACTACCAGAGCAAGTACAAGGGCCAGATCGACAACGTGATGGGAAAGCTGGATGATCTGGGCGGTTACGACTATGACCCGGCGGCCGATACGGCATACCAGCAGTACAAGAGCGAGTACACCCAGAAGGCGAAGCTGGCGAACCAGAACGCGCAGGCCAATGCCAGCGCACTGACCGGCGGGTACGGCTCCAGCTACGGCACCCAGGCGGGCCAGAAGGCCTATGCGGCGACCATGAGCGACCTGGACAACGTGCTGGACAGCCTGACGAGCCAGAGCCGCAGCGAATACAACACCCGGAAGAGCGGGCTGCAGCAGGAGCTGAACGGCCTGCAGGAGGCCGAGCAGAATGACTACAACAAGTACCAGAAAGACCTGTCGAACTGGTACAACGACCTGAGCTACAGGCAGAACGAGTACAACAACGCCTATGCACAGCGGCAGCAGAACGTGAGCAGCACCCTGAACGGGCTGTTCAGCGTGCTGGGCATTGCGGCGCAGATCCTGCCGTTTTTCTTTATCTGAGAATGGAGGTAGAGCATGGGGACCATCAAGAGACTGAACGACCAGCAGAAACAGCAGGCACAGGCGGAAGCGGCCATGCCGGGGGCGTATGAGAACCGCTACGACGAAGGGATCCAGAACGCGCTGGCGGGAATGGACAGTGCCAACAGCGCGGGCCTTGGCTACGACAGCCAGAACGGCACCTACCGGGGCGCCCTGAGCCGCCTTTTTGGCAATGCAGGCGCCGGGGCCAGCGCGGCAGAAGAGGTGGCAAACGGCCTTTCGGCCGGGTACGGCGCAAACTGGGCCAAGAGCGCAGCACAGCAGGCGGCGGCCGGGGAGACGGGCCAGACCGCGAACGTATACGCCCAGGCGCGGGCGGATGCCCTGAGCCAGTGGCAGCAGGAACTGGCCGGGCAGGGAACCCAGCTGAATAACCTGCTGAACCAGGACCAGCTTGCACGCGGCGAGTACGACGGCAGCGTGGCGGACGCAGCAAATTGGCGGAACTACCGGTACGGACGCACCCAGCAGGCCCGGCAGGAGAACAGCGACTTTTTGAGCAACGTGTGGAACGTGATCAAGAATGTAGGCAGCGATGTGGGCAAGGCCTATGATGCCTACATGGGTTACAGCCAGCAGAAGGCAAATGCCATTACACAGGCGAAGGAGGAGTACCGGAACGGTAACGTGGACGGCGCAAAAGCAATCCTGCGAATGTACCGAATGGACGAAAACATGTTTGACAACCTGCAGGGAGTGAGCGACCTGACGGTGCAGCAAAATGCGGCATTGCTTGAGGGATTCAACATGCTGCAGCAGGGTGCACCGGAGGAGATGATCACACAGTATCTGCAGCCTTACGGGCTGAGCTACGATGTGCTCAAGAACTGGTCCGGCCTGTCGCAGACGGACAAGGACAATCTGGATTACCTGATCAAGGCGGGCGACATTACGGCATCGGGCAACGACAAACTGGGGCAGACCATTGCGAAGGCGGTGGGGTATGGAACGGACAGCATGGACAACTTCAGCACCATTGCAAACCGGGTGAACCAGAGCAACCTGAACTATCTGAGCGGCCAGCTGGCACTGCAGAACCGGTACAGGACCACGACCGGGACAGGAAGTGGGAGACGGAGCAGCGGTACGAGCCGCAGCACGAAGAGCGGCAGCGCGAGCAGCAAGGTGGACGGGTACACCCAGCCGCAGCTGAACACGATGTTTAAAGAGTACAGCACCATGAAGCCGGACGACCAGCGGCGAAGCTACTACGAGGACACACTGGCTGATGCAGGGCGCATCCAGCGGCTGACTGGCACAGGCAACCCCGGCAAGGCAAACGGCACAGCCTGGGAGCAGGGCATGTACAACGCGCGGAAGATGGCCAACAGCGGGTACAGCCAGAACCAGATCGCAAGCGAGCTGGCCAACAACACGAGCCTGAGCAGCGACCAGATCTCGGCCATTATGAACCAGATCGACTACGAGTGGCGCGGAACGAAGTGATGAGGTGAGCGTATGGGATGGAACGCACAGAACATTGAAAAGCTGCGCAAACAGAATAATGGGCAGAAGAGCACGCAGGGCACCGGCCAGAGCGCGGCACCGAAAAGCACGACGGCCCCGGCCCCGGCGCGGAGCAGCGGAAGCACCGGCTGGAGCGCGGAGAAGATCGACGCGCTGCGGACGGGCAGCGGGACCAAGCCGGCGGCCAAAAGCACCGACGCCTGGGTGAACCGGAGCGCTGGCACCAGCGTGCGCAGCACGGCACAGAAAGCCGGGACGCAGAGCGCGGGAAAGAGCAACCAGAACCCCACGAGCGGAAGCCTGAGCGCGCAGGTGCTGGGGCAGATGACCGGGACCCAAAGCGTGCAGACCACGAAAAAGGCGGGATCAAAGTTGCCGACGGTGGAACGCACCGGACAGCCGGAGTGGCTGGGAACGGGCAAGAACAGCGCCCCGGCGGCCAAGGTGCTGGGGACCGGGACCAAGAGCGGAAAGACCTATGCCGAGCGAAACAACGCCATGCCGATGCAGAGCGCGAGCGGGGCAATGGCCAGTGCACCGAACGCGGAGAGCGTAAAAAAGCAGATCAAGGATGCGGACGCAAAGCGGGTGGAAAGCTGGTATGCGCGGGATGCACAGCAGCTGAAGCAGGAGACTGAAGAGCTGAAGGCAACCGACAAGTTCAGCGATTTCGACCGGCTGAACCAGTGGATGGATGCAGACCCGCAGCACCGGCAGCTGGTGCGGCTGCTGCGCACCGGCAAGGGGAACAAGACCTATGCTGAACGAAACAACGCCATGCAGCCGATAAGCGTGAGCGGGGCAATGGCCAGTGCGCCGACGGCGGAAACGAGCACGGAAAAGCGGGAGTACACCGACGCGGAGCTGCTGGCCAAGGGCTACAGCCGCAAGCAGATCCGAGAGGCGCGGCAGTACATTGCCGACTTTGATACCCTGCCGGACTGGCAGCGGGCGGCGCGGCGCATCTCCAACACGATCGGCGGCATTGTGGACACGGTGGCGTCGGCCCCGCTGATGGCGGGCGAGACGGCCGTGCGGAGCGTGCAGAACGCAGTGGAGACCGGAAAGAACTGGAACGAGCTGCAAGAGAGCGTGAAGAGTGACGACCGGCAGTGGAAACTGCTGCGCCTGATGACCGGCGGAAAGACCCAGTATGCAGGGCGGGACAACGCCATGCAGCTGAACAGCAGCGGGGTGATGGCGGCCCCGGCCCAGAGCACCGGCATGGCCTACACGGACGAAGAGCTGAAGGCCAAGGGCTACAGCCAGAGCGAGATCGACCGGATGCGGGCGCGGATCAGCGGGGCAAAGGTGAGCGAGGGCATCGACCCGGAGAAGAGCCTGGGCTACCAGATGTACAAGCGCGGCCAGCAGCTGAACGAAGCGGCGCAGGCGGGCATGAGCCCCATTGCGCGCCAGCTGATGGGGGTGACCACCAGTGCGGCGGAGAACCTTGCGGTGGCGGGCATCAGCCCGGCGCTGGTGCTGCCGGTGCTGAGTGCCCAGGGCGGCGCGGAAGCCATGGGCCAGAGCGTTGACAAGGGCGAGAGTGCGGGCAAGACGCTGGTGGGCGGCCTTGCAAAGTTCGGTGCGGGGTGGGCCATCAACAGCGTGGGCGCGGCAGACCTTGCCCGGACCATGGGAAGCGACTACGCCAAGGACACGCTGGCGGGGAAGCTGGCGGACGTGGTGCGCAGCGTGGCGGACAATGGTGTGCTGGCGCAGCAGTACCCGACGGTGGCGAATGCGGTGTCCGGCGGCATCGACAACGCCATGCAGGCCTTTGTGGAGACCTATGCGGACAAGGCCATTGACGCGGCCCTGGGCGACGCGCAGGCGGCCGAGGAGATGTTCAGTCGAGACACCTTTTTGCAGGCGCTGGAAAGCGGCCTTTCCGGCGGCGCTTCCGGCGCGCTGGGCGGCGCTGTGGGCACCCAGCTGGGCAGGATGAGCGCGGCGCTGGAGACAGCGGACGGTCAGACGGTGCAGCGGAACGAACCCTCTCAGCCAGCGAAGGGCGCTGACAGCTCTCCCGAGGGGGAAGCCTTGGGGGGCGAACTCCCTCAGTCGCCTACGGGCGACAGCTCTCCCGAGAGGGCGAGCTTGGGGCTGGAACGGCAGACGGAAGCGCAGACAATGCAGAGCAGCAACCCGGCGGTGCAGCAGCTGGCCGAAGCGATGGACAGCGGGACCCTGACAAGCAGGACCATCAAGCTGTTTACCCCGAACGCGGCCAACGAAGCGAACCGCGCGGCCTTTGCCGAGGCATACGGGATGGAGCTGCCCGAAACGGCGGCACAGACCCGGCAGGTGCTGCGGCAGATGGAAGCCGAGCGGAGCACGGCGCAGTCGGCGCAGGAGGAACAGCAGGCACCGGAAGCCGTGAAGCAGGAACAGACCGGGGAGCTGCAGGGCAGCGGCCGGGAGATCCGGGACGGCGTGATGACCACATGGAACCCGGACGGGACCGTGGAGACGCAGGTGCTGGATCCGGAGATGGCTGCGCGGGCACAGGCCGAGCGGCAGGCGCAGGCGGCACAGAAGCGGACCGTGGAAAACACCGGGGAAACGGTGGAAACTCCCACGGTCTCGCATTCGCTCGACAGCTCCCTCGGTGAGGGAGCCTTTGCACAGCAGGCGGAACCGACAGCCCTGCGGGAGACGGCCGGGCTGGAAGTGCGCAGCGAGGGCGCGCAGAAGAGCAGCGTACAGCGGGAGCTGCTGCGCTGGAAGGTGAGCGAGGGCGCGGCACAGACGCTGAGCCGGAACATGCCGACGGGCATTGCGGACGAGAGCCGGTATGCGGCGGCGGCCTCCAGTCTGTACCGGCTGGGACAGATGGAGGACGTGACCACCTTTGACAAGGCTATGGAGCTGGCGAAGGGCATGAACGGCCTTGCGGCGAACACGAACTATGTGCTGGCACAGCCCGGCGGCGCGGAGGCGCTGAAGATCGCGTGGCTGCAGGGCAAGGGCGAAGCGGAAGCCGGGGCCGTGCAGACCGGGACACCGGGCGGTGCGCTGAGCGAAAAGAGCGTAAGCGGCAGCGGACGGGTGCTGTACAAAGGCACCATGCGCACGGCAGGCGAGGTGGCCACGAAGCTGATCGAGCTGAACGCGCGGGCGACCGACACCGATGCGGTGCTGAAGGCGGTGCTGGAAGGCGACGAGCGGGTGAAGGCCTATGTGGACACGGCTGCCGGACAGATCTTTTTTGCAGACAGCGCGGGAGACGTGTTCGGCACCGCGCTGCACGAGGACTGGCACTGGTATAACGCTTTGGACACCGAGGGCGCAAAGGCGGTGCAGCAGCATGTGATGGAGTATCTGGCCAAGAGCGAGGGCTTTGAGAACGTTGACGAGCTGATCCGAAATAAACTTTCCGACTACGCACAGCAGGGTCTGACCTACGGCGAAGCGGCGGAAGAGCTGGTGGCGGATGCGTGGCGCGGCATCTTTGACAGCGAGGAGAGCTTCAAGCGCTGGGTGGAGTTCCAGCGCGGGCAGGCGGAGAAGAACGCAGGCCGGGCGGGGACCATCCGCAAGGTGATGAACGCGGTGAAGGACCTTTTGAGCGACATCGTGAGCCGGGCAAAGGAAGTGCTGGCGAAGGACCCGGAGAACCGGGCAGCCCTGAAAGCGCAGCGGTTGGCCGAGGCCGAGAAACGGGCGCTGCAGGAGGAATACTTTGCCCACGCGGAAAAGGCCATGGACGCCCTGCGCGCGGCAAAAGAAAACGCCGCGGCCCTTGAGAATAAGGGTGCGGCGAAGGAAAGAAGGTATGAAATTCTTCGAGATGAAAACGGAGAAAGCTATGTTAAAATCGACGAAGATATTCTGGAAGGTGTGCCACAGGAAAACTGGAAGTCGGTAGTCAAGCAGGCCATTAAAGAAAAATTCCCGAATGGATTCGTGCGGAACGGATGGACGATTTTGAACAGTAAAGATGGGCGGAATGAATTTGTATGGTCGAAATCTTCCAAGGCACTCCAATGGGAGAATCCTACTGCCTATGCAGATAAAATGCGGATGGCTGCAAATCTGGATGAAATCATTCAGACAGCAGATGAAGTATACCGTGAACCGGCAAGGCACAAAAATGCAGAGGCGTTCAACCGTGGAAAAATCAAAATTCAGGTAGGAGAAAACGCATATAAAGCGGATGTGCTGACTGCTATCAGACCGGACACCAGAGAGATTTTTTACGACCTGGTAAATCTCGCTAAAACAAAAATAGAACCATCCGGTGGTACCCACGAAGAACCAGATGGTTCAAGGAGTAGATTGCCGGATGGCTCTAAAGAAAGTATAGCACAGAATGACGCACCTGTAAAGAAAAATATCCGCTTCCAGCTGGCGGCACCGGTAGAGGTGGACAGCCAGAAAGACCTTGTGGCGGTGCACAACCTAACCGAACAGAACCTGCAGGAAGCGCTGGAACTGGGCGGGATGCCGTCGCCGTCTATCGCGGTGGTAAAGGCACAGGAGGGGCACACGAAGTACGGGCCGATCTCTTTGGTGTTTGGCAGTGATACCATTGACCCCATGGTGGACAAGGCAAACCGGGTGTACGGTGCGGATGCGTGGACCCCGACAAGGCCGGGGGTGGAGTATGAAGTGAACTACGAGGCCATGAGGGACTTTGAAAACCGGGTGTACGAGGCAAGCGGGGAAGCCTTTGAAGGAAAGTTTGTGAACAGCGCTGCGGTGCAGCGTGCAGGTGTGGACGAGGCCAGCAGCCTGAGCCGGGAGGAACTGGCACAGAAGATGCAGCGAGACACCGGGGTGCAACTGGCATACCTGAAGGACAAAGGAATAACGGTGGAACCGGTGTACCGGATGGAACAGGAACAATTTGACAGCATTGGAAACGATGCGCTGGAGGCTGTGATCCGGCGCACGGGCGAGGCAGAGATCAAGGAGGCGTTTGAAGGCGGAGATATTGACCGACTGGACAAGCTGGCGGATGCGGCTGCGGATGCCTTGGAGGAAAAGTACACCCATGGAGCACTGGAGGGGCAAAACAGAAGGTGGATGCTGCGAATCAATAAGCTGCGGAATGAAAACAGAGGGCGACTGTACCAACTGCTGGAACACGCATACAAAATGCTGACGGACACAAGTGCCGGAAAACAGACGCTGGATGTGGAGGCGACCCGGAATGCGATCCGGGAAAAGGCACCGGAGCAAAAGGTGGAGCAGTGGGTGTACGACAAGCTGGAAGGTGTGCTGGGAGAAAAGGGTATCCGGAATGAAAAAGAACCGTTTACCCCGAGCGGTAAGAAGCGGAGCTTTGCGCAGCTGCACAACCCCTACACGCTGGAGAATCTGGTGAAGGCCATGAACAGCCAGAATGCACGCGGACAGGATGTTTGGGGCGTATCGGCAAGCACCTTGATGAGCACGACAACGGCGGAGTACAAAACACTGGACGAGGCGCGGGCGGACAAGGGACGGCTGCGGCAGATGCCGGAGGCAGAGTACAAGAAGCTGCTGGAGGATGCGGACGGACAGATCGAACAGGTGATCCGGATGCTGCGGCAGGAAACGACGCCGCACAGCGACAACAGCTTTGAGGAACAGGAGATCCTGGGCGGCATCCTGATGCAGGCGGCGCAGGGCAAGCGGACGGCGGCGGCCATCGGCAAGGCATTTGCCAAAGAGGATTACATCATCAGCAAGGACGCGGCGCAGCGGATCCTGAAGCTGTACAAGGACGTGGCGAAGATCCCGACCGGGTACTTTGAGGCAAAGCCGCAGCGTGCCGTGGGCTTTGACGAGGTGCGGGCGGCGATTTTGCCGGACAACGCAAGCCGGAGCCTGATCGACGAGCTGCAGCAGAAGGGCGTGAAGGTGGAGCTGTACAAGGCCGGAGACGATGCCCAGCGTACCGCGGTGCTGAACCGTGTGCCGGATGTGCGTTTCCAGATCGCGGAGCAGGCGAGCCGGGACGCGAAGCGGAACGAGCAGCAGCAGGCCAGCCGGGTGATCGCGGAGAAGGCGGCGGCGCTGGACACACTGAGCCAGTTTTTTGGGCTGACAAAGGGCGTGAACGTGAGCCGGAGCGCGGTGGACGAGCTGGCCGGGCGCTGGCTGAAGGCCAACGGCAGCAAGGCGGACCGGGCAAAGCTGGCGCAGGAGACCGAAGTGCTGGTGAACTACCTGAAGGCGGACGGCGCGGACATGAACAAGGCCGAAGCGCTGGCCGAGACGCTGGCAGGGGAGATCCAGGACGGGGCGACCTACCGCAACAGCGAACTGTGGGACGAGTACCCGGAGCTGCACAAGCTGGAGTACACCGTGAACAAGAGCGGGCAGGCGAAGGCCGAGCTTGTGAAGCGGTACGGCAGCTGGAGCGAGGCGGTGGCCGAGGCACGGCGCCACGGCGTGACCCTGCGGCAGGCCGAAGGCGTGCGGGACGGCAACCCGGCGGAGCAGTATGAGAGCCTTGTGAACGATGACCGCGCCGTGGGCGGCGTGACCAATGGAGCCAAGGCGCTGTGGAAGCAGGCCGCAGAGCAGGCCGGTGTGGCGGGCAGTCAGAGCTTCGAGAGCACCGAGTGGCTGGACGTGCTGATGAACCTGCACGACGCCATCAAGCCGAAGACCATGAGCCGCTTTGCGGACAAGGCCGAGTATGAGGACGTCAGAATGGAGCTGGCGGGCAGGATCATCGGGGACATCATGCAGCTGCCCCAGCTGACCGATGCCGAGGCCATTTTTGAGGGCATCCAGCGGCACAACCTGGAAGCGGCGAAGGCAGCTGCCGGAGACGCGGCGCGGGCGGCCGAGGTGGAAAAGAGCCTGCGGGGCGTGCAGAAGGTGCAGAGCCGGGAATTCAACCGGCGGCTGGCCGAGAACCAGCGCACGGCGGGCCGGAACGCCGAGGTGCAGCAGGTGAGCGAGCTGCAGAAGCGGAACGCGAAAGCGGAAAAGCAGCTGGACGCGAACCTGGAACTGCTGGGCGTGGACGTGAGCAACGTGGGCGACCTGAACGAGAAGCTGACCGTGCTGCGGGAGACCTACGAGCGGGAATGGAAAGCCGAACGCAAGCGGATGCGGACCGAACTGCAGCAGATGCGGGACGAGGCAAGGCTGGAGGTGCGGCAGCTGCGGGGCGAGAACGCCGACCTTGCCCGGCAGGTGCGGGACGAGCAGCGGCGTGCGGACAAGGCCGAGTACAGCCTGATCGTGCAGGAAAACGAGATCATGGAATGGGAGGAAGAGAACCAGCGGAAGGCCGAGGCCTGGCAGCAGAAGCAGGCGCAGCGGAACGCACTGGCCGCCGAGGTGGCACGCCAGCAGCGGGATGAGGAGATCGCCATTGCGAAGCGGGTGGCCGAGAAGCGGGTGCAGAAAGCGCGGGACGGCCGGAAGATGGACGAGCTGAAGCGGGGCATCCGGCAGGATGCGGCGGCGCTGAACCAGATGGTGCTGCGGCCGAGCAAGGGCAAGTATGTGAGCCAGCGGCTGATCGTGCAGGCGGCGGAGGTGGCAAAGATCGCCGACATGACCGTGCTGAACGACCGGGCTGTGAACCAGCTGACGCGGCTGCAGAACAGCATCCAGGCGAGCATGGGCAGCGAGGGCAGCCCCACGGCCATGACCACCGAGTGGGAGCAGACCGGGGTGCCGAAGCTGATCACGGCGCTGCAGACCGACCTGACGGCGTGGAAGGATGCAAAGCTGGCCGACTTACAGGCAAAGCTGGCGGAAGCCGAGGCGCTGCCCTACAGCGAGAAGGCACTGGCCTTGCAGGAGCGGCTGCGCAAGCGGATCCGGGAGACCGAGAGCCGCACCTACCTGCCCATGACGGTGGACCAGATGCGGATGCTGAAGGCCATCACCAGCGCGACGCTGCATGTGATCCGGAACGAGAACAAGACCGTGAGCCTTGCGAAGGCCGAAGAGGTGAGCAAGATCGCGGACGAGGCAGCCTATGAGGTGACACTGAGCAAGGGCAACCACCCCGGCGGGGCGCTGGACGGGCTGCAGAACCTGCTGACCAAGTACAACCTGGACATGCTGGGGGCCGAGCGGGTGCTGCGGATGCTGGGCGGCTACAAGAACGGCGGCCAGATGGAGAAGATCGGGCAGATGCTGAACGACGGCCAGTACCGGCAGACGAAGATCACCATCGAGGGTGAGAAGCTGTTTGCGGACGTGACGGGCGCAAAGCACGCCAAGGAAGCGCAGGCCTTTGCCGGGCCGGGTGCGGACCTTGTGGACGTGGGCCTGAGAGACACGGACCACAACGCGGTGCCGCTGACCCATGCGCAGCTGTGCAGTTTGTACATGCACCTGCAGAACAAGGACAGCCGGGAGCACCTGATGACCGGCGGCATGGTGGTGCCGGATGCGCAGCTGTACAGCAAGGGCGACGTGGAGCAGGCCTACCAGAAGGGACAGCTGGTGCAGCTGGGCATGCTGAGCGACGGAAACGGGGAAGCCATGGCGGACACCATCCTGAACACGCTGGAAGCGGCCATGACCGACTACGACCGGGCGTGGTGCGCGGACATGAAGGAGTTTTTTGGAAACTACACCACGAAGCTGATCAACGAGACGAGCCTGCAGCTGGTGGGCTACAAGCGGGCCACCGTGCAGAACTACTACCCCATTGCGGTGGACAAGGCTGCACTGGCGACCGAGATCGACGGCGTGAAGCTGGACGCGACCATTGAGGGCCGGGGCTTTTTAAAGAACCGTGTGAAGAGCAGCAAGCCCATCCTTTTGGAAGAGTGTTCGAGCGTGGTGCAGCGCAGCCTGCGGGACACGGCAGCCTATGCGGGACTGGCCGCGCCCATCCGGGACGTGCAGAAGATCCTGAACGCAGGGGTGGAGACCCGGGACGGCGTGAAGACCCTGAAAAACGGCGTGATCAAGGAGCAGTGGGGCACGAAGGCCGTGAGCTACCTGGACGATCTGCTGACCGACCTGCAGACCACCCAGCGGCACCGCTCCAACGGCGTGAGCCGGATGCTGAGCAAGCTGCGGGGCAACTACGCGGGGGCGGTGCTGACCCTGAACCCCGGCGTGGCCATTGCACAGGCGGCGAGCCTGCCGACGGCGGCGGCCGTGCTGGGCGGGGACACCATGGCGTCGGTGATGCCATTTGTGAAAAACCTGTCGCCGAAGCAGAAGGCGGCGCTGGAAGCGGAAATTGCAGAGCACGGGGACGTGCTTTTGCAGTGGCGGCAGCGTGGGACCGGAAAAGGCGAGCTGCAGAGCATCGGCAAGCGGGAGACGCTGGTGCAGAAGGGCATGGACAAGGTGCCCGGATGGCTGACCGGGTGGATCAACGGCATGGACGAGATCACGGTGGCGGCCCTGTGGGAGGGCAGCAAGGCCTATGTCAAAAACCACGCGGCGGAATTCGAGGGAGCGGGCGAGACCGGCAGCCCGGCATACTGGGAGGCCGTGAACCGCACCTACCAGAAGGTGATCGAGCAGACCCAGCCGAACTACACCGTGATGCAGCGGGCAGGCATCCAGCGCAACCCGGACGAGATGGTAAAGACATTTACGATGTTCACGACCCAGCGCTTCCAGAATGCGGGCATCCTGATCGACGCGGTGGGCGACTGGAAAGCGCAGGCGGCGCGGTACAAGGCGGACGCCAGCGACGCGAACAAGGCAGAGCTGCAGCGGGCGACAAAGCAGCGGGACCGGGCCATCCTGAGCCAGGCGGCGCAGGTGGCGGTGTTTGCCATGATGAAGATCGGCGCGGACTTCCTGCTGCACCGGTGGGACCGGGAGCAGGACGAGAACGGCGACGTGACCCTGAAGAGCATGGTGAGCCGCTTTTTCTCGCTGTCCACCGAGAGCACAATGGGCAACTTCCTGTTTGGCAGCGAGCTGTACAGCCTGATCGACAATACTATCCAGGGCAAGGATTACGACGTGATCAGCGCCACGAACATCAGCGCAGTAAACGACATGGCGTCGGATGTGGTGAAGTTTACGGCGGAGCTGAAGAAGGACACCAGCGAGATGGACGAGGCGGAGCTGGAAAAGCACCACAAGAAGCTGATGGAGAAGGGCATGGCCCTGATCGAAAACGGCTTTGAGATCGTGGGGGTGCCCTACGGCAACGGCCGGAAGATGGTGGACGCAGTGCGCGGGTACTGGGACGATGCGCAGAACGTGGCGCAGGGCGGAAAATTTAGCTTCAACAGCCTGCCGGAGAGCGCGACCGGGCAGTATGACCGGCTGTACAACGCCTATGCCAGCGGCGACGCGGACGAGGCACAGGCGGCGGTGGAGAAACTGGTGGCCATGGGCAAGGAGGGCGAGATCTACAAGCAGCTGAAGACCCGGCTGAAGAAGTACGACGCCGACACCCGGGCGGCGGCAAAGGCACAGATGGAAGGGAACGAAGCCGAACGGTACCGGCTGGAGACGGAGACCATCGAAGCGCTGTACGACGTGCTGGGCATCCGGAAGAATGTGAAGGAGGACGCGCCGAAGCGGGAAGCCGTGATCGACTGCGTGACCGGGGCCGTGAATGCACTGGAGACCGAGATGCTGAAGGGCGACGCGGGCGACATGTACGCGGACCTGAGCGAGGCGGTGGACAGCCGGAAGGCGCAGGACGTGCAGGCCGAGTACGACCGGCTGATGAAGGCCGGACGGACGCCGAGCAGCGTGAAGAGCAAGCTGACCGAGCTGGCAAAGCCGGAGTATCTGGCGGGCAGCGATGCGGACAAGCAGCAGCTGGCCGACGTGCTGCTGGCCCTAACAGACACGGACGGAAACGCCCTGTACACGGAAAAGACCTTTGCGCAGTGGGAAAAAGCAGCGGAGAAGGCGGCACAGGCGGAACCGGAAGAGGACCCGTATGCACTGCTGCGGTGACGACCAGATGCCAACCAAGTGCCAACCAGCAGCCATCCGGTGACGCTTTGTCACCAATAGAAAGCACCCCGGCGGGCAAGACCTGCCGGGGTGCTTTTGTAAAAGTACACGGTTTTTTGCGGGGCAGCGGGACGGTAGACTGGGAGAAAAACGGAAGGAGGAAAAGACCATGCAGGTAAGGATCGTGGAAAAGCGATTCGGCGGGGTGGAGTTTGCCCCGGAGATGAAGGTGCTGCACCTGGGCGGGCAGAGCAGCGCGAACGTAGAGCGGCTGGAATTTACCCTGCCGGAGAGCTGGCAGGGCAAGAGCGTGACGCTGCACATCCAGCGGCAGGACGGCACCCTGCCTGCCCCCATTTTGCTGGACGAAGTGCACAGCTGCGCGGTGGGCAAGGAGTTTACCGCGTCGAGCTGCGGCAGCTGGATGCTGCTGGCCCTGGGCGAGGACGGCTTCCGGGCGCTGACACGGCCGGCAAAATACGACTGCTACGAGACGCTTGCAACCGATGGCAACGCGGAGATCAGCCCGACGCAGTACGAGACCTTTGTGGCGCGGGTGCTGGCGTACTCGAACAGTGCGGCGACCAGCGCGCAGGAAGCGCGGAACAGCGCAGGTGCGGCCGCGAAGGATGCGAAGAGAGCCGAGGCAGCACGGACAGAAGCGGTGACGGCGGCCGGACAGGCCGGGGCGGCACAGAAAGCGGCAGAAAGCGGCGCAGCCCGGGCCGAGGAGGCAGCCGAGCGGGCGGATAAAACGGCACCGGCGGACGGACCGGTGAAGAGCGTGAACGGCCAGGGCGGCGTGGTGACCCTGACGGCGGCGGACGTGGGTGCGCTGGAAGCGGGCAGTGCGGACTATGTGGAGCGCATCGAGCTGAACGGGCAGGTGATGACCCTGACCATGGGCGACGGCAGCACACGGACGCTGCAGACCAAGGACACCACGGCACTGGATGTGATGACCGGCGTGCTGGGCGTGGAACACGGAGGAACCGGAAAGGACACAGCCCTGACGGCGGAGGATGTGGGAGCCTACGGCAAGAACGAGACCTACGCAAAGACGGAGGTGTACAACCGCGCGGAGACCTACCAGAAAACGGAGGTGTACAACCAGAAAGAGGCCGACGCCAAGTTCGGCAGGCCTTACAGCCTGCCGCCTGCTACGGCAGACCAGCTGGGCGGCGTCAAGGTGGGCGACTATCTGGACGTGGACGAGGACGGCACCCTCAGCGGCAAGACCCTCAATGACAAGATCGCTGCCGCCGTGGCGGTAAAGTCGGAGCCCCGGCTGGTGTGGAACACCTATGCGAAGTCTCCTGAAAGATTCAAAACTTGGGATGTTCAGATTCCAGGCAATGTTGATAAGATATGCATTACCAAAGGCAAGTTCAGCAGCTACGGTAATAGCACTGAAAAAAACATTGCACGCGGTGGCACGACAATTTATAACTGTAACGACGATTTTACAATCACATTCCAAACAAACGGCATCCTTCATGTTGCTTGTTTATCCAAAACAGTGTTCCCTCTGGAACTCTGGATTGACGGCTACCACTACCCCACCCTGGCGGACCTGCTGACGCAGGTGACCGCCGTGGAGAGCAGTGTCACCGATCTTCAGGTGGCCCTGTGCGAGCTGTACGAAGAAAAGGAGGAAAATTGATGGCGAAAATTTATGCAGCCCTGATCCGCAAGGGTATCAAGACGCTGGACGAGGTGCCCGCCCGTCTGCGCAGCACCGTGGAAGCCCTGCTGGCGGAGGTGGAAGCCGATGCTTGAAGCCTGGTCCCGCACGCGGGACGGCACCCGGAAGCTGAGCGCAAACTTCACCGTGGCCGAGTTTGCCTGCAAAGATGGCTCGGACCCTGTGTTCGTGGACAGCAGCCTTGCCGCCCTGCTGCAGAAGATCCGCGACCACTTCGGCCGCCCCGTAGTCATCACCAGCGGCTACCGCACCGCCGCCCACAACAAATCCGTGGGCGGGGCCGCCTACAGCCAGCATCTGTATGGGCGCGCTGCCGACATCCGGGTGCAGGGCATCCCGGTGGAGCAGCTGGCCGCCTATGCAGAGACCTGCCTGCCCGGCACCGGCGGCATCGGCCGGTACCCGCCCCGGGCCGGACGGGCTGTGGGCTGGGTCCATGTGGACACCCGCCCCGCCAAAAGCCGCTGGACAGGTTAAGAAGGAGGTGAACCCAATGGAAAGCATCCTGTCCGCCCTGATCGCCGGTGCCGTGACCCTGATCGGGGTGCTGATCGCCAACAGCCGCAGTCAGGCCGTGACCGACACAAAGCTCGAAGAGCTGACCCGCGAGGTGCGCGAGCACAACAATTTCGCCCGCCGCGTGCCCATTCTGGAAGAGCAGATGAAGGTGGCCAACCACCGCATCGCCGACCTTGAGAACCATGAACGAATGAAAGAGAGGAACTGATTTATGGAACTGAGCAACAAGATCTCCGCCGCTACCCTGGCCCGCACCGCTGTGCTCCTGCTGGCCCTGACCAATCAGGTGCTGAGCGCAATGGGCAAGCCCGTGCTGCCCATCGAGAGCACCACTGTGGAGCAGCTGGTCACCGCCGGCATCACCACCGTGGCCGCATTGATCAACTGGTGGAAGAACAACTCCTTCACCGCTGCCGCCGTGGCCGCCGACAGCTACCTGGCCCGGCTGAAGCAGAAGCAGTGATCGCCGACTGCCCTATATAAGGTAGAGGGCAAGGCCCCCGGAGACGCAGGTTTCCGGGGGCCTTTTTTCGTCTGCAGCAGGGCGGCAGGAGAAATTCCAGCCGGTTCTTTGCCAGAAATTCCGTCCCTCAAAAAGTGGTTTTCCGCAACAATCCGCACATTCTGCACCAGTACCGCAACCGCATCATTTCACGTCCGCAACAGTTTCTCTTTTTTCTGCAACAAGTTCTTGTGATTTGTGCAAAATATCCAATTCAGACTTTGGAATATTTTCACAAATCATGCGTTTCTACATATTTTTTCTTGACAACCTGCACTAGAAAATGGTATAAAGGAAGCAGGATAGTAAACCTCGAAACATGTCCATTCTATGGGACAGTGGTAATGCGTAAAAGACTTGACACCATTTGAAAGGAGCCATCAATCATGACGAACAAAAAGCTGAAACTCGCTGCTATGTCCGTAGCCCTGACCGCCTGTGTCGCTGCACAGCCCATGGCTGCCCATGCTGTGGAAGGCCCCGACTCTGTCGAGGATAACGCTGCCCCGCAGGCCGAGCCCGCTCCTGTGGAAGGTAAGACCGCAGAAGGCGAGGTCGAGGGCGAATAG